CTGTATGTAGCTACAGAACTAGCTGGTGCATCGGGGATAAGTTTTACTATACCGCCTATAATTCTTACCCAGCACCCTGCATAAGTACGTAAAGTATCGATCCAAGAAATGCTGTCTTGTGGAGTACTTATAACTAAATTAAGTGTACGTTGTTTTTCGGCTTTACCAATAGTTAATCCTGTAAGGGTTCCAACTGAAGTGGAAACAACACTTCCACCAATAGCAGTAGATACTTGAAACTGCGTTGCACCATCAGTCCATATTACGTAATAAGTAGAAGGATTAGTATATCCAGTTATTGCTCCAGTACCTGTTAGAGTTCCAGAAATTTGTATCATATCTCCAACACTAAGGCTAACACCTGCTGTATATGCAAAAACGTTCCCGTATGTAACATTAGAAACTATAGTAACTCCTGAGAAAGCTATAGATATTAGTGCATCATTTAAATTGGCTACTGTACTTACAGAATCCCAGTCGATACTATAGCCGCATCCATAAGTAGAATTGGTAATAAAATCTGCTAAACATAGGGCGGGATTGTCTGACCAAGCAGTAACCCCCGTGCGTGGATCATATACTTTTAGCCCCTTAATAAGATAGTTATATCTAGGGAAGGAATAGGAGGTAGTTGTTCCCGAAGTTGTAGGGGATATTTTAAAGACACTGTAGCAGATAGGTGGTGAAGTTAATCTATCTTTAGTACCAACGAAAGTCAATCCTGTAGATGTAGACCCGGTAGTTATAATACCCGCGCCATTATATGTTAAACTTAAAGTAAATGTAGATATTTTATCTGTAGCTACTACATAGTAGGTTACAGGTCCTGGAGGAACATACCCCTGCATTGTTAAGCTGCCAGAAGCTGTACCAGTAATAGTAACTGTCTGCCCCACGGCTAGCTGTCCTCCACCAGTGTAAGAGAATTGGCCTGCTGAACCTGTACAAACTACTCCAGTTAATGTACTGCTAGAGCCATAACCACTTAGAACTTGGGCCATAAGAGTGGACGGGGTTTGGGTAGTGCTGCCAAGAAAATCCTCAGTAACTGTTAGAGCTGTACTAGTAGTGCTGTCATCTGCCCACTTAGTAACAATAGAGTCCACAGGACCGTGACACCATACTCCTAGAACGTATAATAAACCTGCATATGAATACACATAAGCCAATTTAGGTCCAATACGAGTTTGTCCATAAAGTATAGGAATAGGTTGATTTTGTGCAGCTACTGATAATTGTTGGTCTGAGATAGTAGTACTAGGCGCTGAATTATTTAATGTGTCCTTCCAAGTAACTAAAGGTAAATACGGAGTAGTACTAGTGTTACTTGTAACAGTGGCGGACCCCATATATAAGGGTCCGCCTACTGAAGGAAGAGGTGTTATTGTAGGATTTAGAGCCACTATAGAGCCTCAGAAATAAAAGTAGTTATACTCCAGTAATCACCACCTATCATGGCAATTGCAGGTGCTGCAGTAAACATACATGAAGTATGTGTAGTACTGTCTGGTTTGTAATAGAAATTGAAAGGCAAAAATCTATTAGTTGCATAGAAATTTAATAAAATAGTTTTATCCGCTGAGTTTAATTGATGCACTATAGAGTAACTTTTAACCGGTGCAGTATAGAAGCCTCTTTGGCGTAATTTGCCATTAGTAGCATAGTCAACTTGTATATCGTCTTGATAAACTTCGACTGAGGAAACTTCCTGAGGAAATCGTCCTGCTGTAGGGGCATCACTTGGATGACCGGGATAATACGCCATAGGTTACTCCAATGTAAATCTATCAGTACCCCAATTAACTATGGTACCACGTGGTTGTATATAATTAAATCCATTTCTAGGATTAATTCTAACTCTAGGGGCTACTGAACTTATTAAATTAACGGGTATAAGAGTAGTTTTAAGACCTAAAGAATCTAAAGTTGCGGAATCTCCAATGCCTTTGAATACTTTTACAGCGTCACCCGCATTAAGTTCATTAGCAGTAGATCCTGCTTGGTAAACTGCACCCCCAGCCCCTGTAATAGTCCAAGTTTCTCCAGTAATAGATGAAGTGAAAGGACCAGTACCGGCGGTAGAATCTTGGGCATTAAAATCTATAGCAATATTGCCACCTATTTTTGCACTTCCGTTTACTGTCCATACTTCTCCAGTAGTAGGACTTGTTATAGTAGCAGGACTATTAGTAATTCCTGTTAAACTAAATTCCACTACTTTTTGCCCATCCACACCACTTAATATTTTAGCGCTATAGATTTTACCTTTAGCAATACTAGTTGCACCACTATCATAAGCACCTATAGAGATTGAGGCATTACTATTAAATGTCGCTCCACCGGCATGCATTGTTTGAGTTGTGCCAATTTGAGTGAATGTAACACCATCAGTAGAGTAGTAAAATGCAGTATTTCCAAAAAGAATGCTCCAAGTTACTTTAAAATAGTATAGTTGTCCGGCAGTTAAGGTAGGAAGCGTACGAGTAGCTGAAGCCCCTGTACTACCGTTCAATGAGTGAAAGAATTGAATAAGGCCATTTCCGATACCAAAGTACCAAGCTCGCTGATTCCCCGTAGTTACGAATTTAGCTAATAGTGTTTGAAAAGCCACCGTTGTATAATCATCTAAGGCTGCTGCGACCGTAATTTCTATATCGCCCAGTATTCTATTAGCTGTAGCATCTGGGGTAGTAAGATATCCTCCGCTTGTTCCATCAAGTAAAGCATAGGGTGTACCGCTAATTCCATTGTATGCTTGAACTTTATAAATTTTACCTACAAAGAATTCCGCAGTACCATTTAGATAGCTTCCTATTTCCACTTTAGAATTACTATTAAAAATATCGCCAGCGGTTCCAGTTACAGGATTACCTAATCTAGTCCAGGTTATTCCATCTAGAGAGGTATAGAATGTGACTACACCGGTCAAAGCTACACGGGTAACACGCACCCAATGTCTACTAACATCTGTAAAAGTATGTGCTGCCGTACTAGTAGCAGAAGCTACAGTAGTACCTAATAGGGAGAATTCAAAGTATAAATATCCGCCAGTAGTGTGAGTAAATCTATAACTAACTTGCCCAGCCGTTTCACGTTTAGATATAATACTACCTACTGAGGCAGGCGTCCAATCATTAGCTAAAATATCTGCTCTAATATCAATATCATTTGTAATTGAATTAGCTGCACTGTCTGGGGAACTAATTAAATAACTAGTAGATCCTACACTTGCCCATTTTAAAGTGTATATAGTACCACTGTCATATAACCAAATATCAATCGGGGTATTTGCAAAACCAAATTCGGAAGATAGAGCATATTGAGTAACTTTTAGAGGCTCGTTAACATCTATACCAATAGTTAAACTACCTGTAGATTTAGCAGTAACATCAGTATTAATTGCTGATACTGTTATAGGAGTACTTACAAAAGTAGAAGGTAAAGTATCACCAGGTATAGTAAAAACTACAGTACCTCTGGAAGAGAAATATTTAGGCGTAGCCCAACCCACCTTCACTAGGAAGCCGGGTTGGGTTAATGTTTTAGATATCGCAGTTGAGTAGTTTGTGGATACTGTTAACATTATGCTAGAGACACTCCTACTTCTTGGTTACGTGGAGATTGAACATTTACGTTCAAGTTCACAGGTGCAACTGCTTTCTCTGTTAATACAGCTAACATAGTTGCAACAGTATTTTTCAAATCTTCAACAGAGTTTTGTATTCCTGATATATCAACTGGAGGAATTACTAGAGGAGTACTTGCCATAGCTACTGCAAACTTATTAGGCGCCGCTCTAGTTTCATCTACCAATACTTGAACGTCACTGGCAGATAGTCCAGAAGTTACACCGTACATTTCTTGATTAGAGCTATTCATAGCCTTAGCAATTGCATCCAAAGCCATAGTATTAGATTCACTAATAGCAGTGCTTATAGTGTCCGGCATATTCTTTTTAGGTAATGCTGCTGCTTTAACTGTAGCAGTAGTATTTCCAGTAATTGCGGCAACAATACGATCTGTACCAGTTTCAATTGCGTTTATTTGAGAAATTGCATCATCAGAAAGACCTAGTAATTCAGCTCCTCCTTTTTCAATAATCGATGCATTTATATCATCTAATCTAGTAAAGTATTTTTCTCTAACTTGAGCTTCTTGGCGTTGCTCAGTTGTTAGTAAGTTCCATCCTTGTTGAATTCTATCAATTAGCTTATTAGCAAGTTTAGCAGCGTCAACGGCAGATACAGACTTGTCCTTAACAGCTTCCATGTATTTAGCATAATCTTCGCCAGCAGTTTTATTGATTAAAGCATATTTACCCTGTGTATCTAAAGTATCCAACATCATCTGGAATTTTAGTTCACTAATACGAGTACCTATACTATCAATAGCATCTTCAATAGCACCCTGAATTTTGTTAAATGCAGGAGCAATATCTAGAAGCGCCGCACTTGCCGCATTACCTTCCGCGCCCATATCACGCAGCGTTGTTAGTAATGTTACGAATTGCTCTCTTGTTTTAGGAGTATCTAGACCAACTTTTGCTAGCTCTTTTCCAAGCGCTCCAGTTGCGGAGAATGCCTCAGTCAAAGCTTTTCTAACAGGGGCTAATTTCTTAGACTCAGTTAGGAAATTTTGGGTGATGTAATCCATTTTAGAAACGAATTCGTCAAGTCCACCAGCTAAATCAATTAGTGCTTCATTTGCTTGAATTTGTGAAATTACCCACTTTTCTAAAGTTACCCCTGCTGCCTCCGCTGCTTTAGCAGCGTCTTTAGTAGTACTACCTAAAGCTATAAAGGCGTAGTCAATAGTACGAGTATCTGAAGCAACTCTAACTAATGTATCCCCAAGGGATTCCCCAACTTTCTGGAATTCCCCCAGCCATGGGGCAACTTTGCTAGACATAGTATCGAAGATATTTGAGAAGAAGGCATCAATAGCATCTGATGCATCTTGGCCACTTAATCCCTTCAGAGATGCAGCAAGCCCAGTTACATCAACTCCTGATAACAAATCTACCAAGTTTTCAGTAGGTAGTTGTAGAAGCTTAAAGGCTTCAGAAATACTTACAACCATTCCTCCGATAATTTTTGAAACTAGTTTTTGTGTGGTATCTTCAAGTACTGCAGTTTGTTCTGTAATTTGTTTATTGGTTGATGTACCTCCACCAATACCTAAAAAGCCTGATTTGGTGGTTGTGGTTGTGATTAGGTCTTTCTCATATTGAACGATTTGACCAACACCTTTTAGGAAGTCTCCGATAGTACCAGTTAGACGAACTCCAGTATCTAGGATATCTGTGGTAACTGTGGTGCTCTTACCGAATAATCCTAAGAAACCTTTGCTTCCTGAGGTGGTGGAGTTTCCATCTACTACTCCAAACTTAGAAGGTCCATCGCCTTGAATACCAGTTGCTCGCGCTACTGCTACACCAAATGCTGAGATTCCTTTGTCAATACTCTTTAAGCTACGTAGCATAGCTTGAGTATAATCTAGATCAGAGAAACTATTCTTAGTTAGTTCTTCAATACCGTTCTTGATAGAGTTAGAAGTAGCAGAAGAATCTCCTAATACTCCGCCTCTATTTTGAGTCTTTTGTACATTTTCAGCTTTAACTTCGTCAATTTCTTTTTGCGATGCTCCAGAGATAGAAGGTGCTCCGCCGCCGCCAAACGCCGACATTACAGTAGCTACTAGAGCTGCCATAGCGGCCATACGTGGAATAGCAGTATATACATCCCCACCACCTTGGTTAAGAACAGCTTTTCCCCCAAGTAGGCTCATCTCTGTTATGAATTTTGGAACAGATGCTGCAAATTCCATAGCTTGACGAACTAATCTTTCAGCAGAAGCGGCTTTTTCGATTGCATCTAATATTTTGTATGCTGCGGTCTTTTCAGAGAAACTCTTCTTTAGCGCATTAGTACCTTTAGCTATAGAAGCTAATTCATTGTCGGTACTATCTTTTGTGTACTTCTTTTTCGCATCCGCAATTTTCTTAGCAGCATCTTCTTCTGCCTTAGCTTTGGCTTCCAAGTAAGAACTAGGATCTTCGATAGAATCAGCTTTATCTAAGGCGCTCTTCTTATCTTCTTCAATTTGTTTCAGTTGAATAGAGTATCCGGAAGTTAATTCTACATTACGCTTTAAGCCTTCTGAAAACGCTGTTAATACGCCTCCAATAGCGGTGCCAAAATTACCAAAGGATAGAGTTAGAGAATCTACAATACCTGCCTGTACTTTCATCAACTCATTAAGTTCACCTTGTTGTTGGGCGATAACTGCGTTTACTGCTGCGATTTTTTGCTTTGCAGCAATTAGAGCTTCAGTAGATGATCTCTCTTCTACCTGTCTACCTGCCACTAAATCTTTATTAGCAAGAGCAGCTGCAACACCTGAATCAGCATTTAGAGCTTCTGGTGTCATTGGACCTGCTTCCAAAGCTGTACGCTTAGCTGCAGCAATTTTTAATTCAATAGCAGCCATTTCATTTGCTTGGTCTAATTCTAGCTTACGCATAGTAGCGTTAGCATTTATTTTCTCACTAATTTTATTCAAATTAGCTAGCTCACTCGCATAAACACCTTCACTAATAGTTCCATAATTCTTAAGAATCTCTAGAGTATTTTTTTCAATATCTAGCTTAGCTTGCGCTGTGGAATCTCTGGCGACTCTAATTCTTTCTTCTTGAGCCGCAACATAAATTATAGAGTCTAGCTTAGCTTGAGCGGTCACTTGAATTCTTATTAGTTCAGCTTGTGATTGCTGTTGCTGAATTATTGCAATTTCTTTTAATTTATTAGCATATTGCTCATTGTAACCTTTTTTAGCTAAAATAGCTACTAGATCTTGCTCATTTAAATACTTAGCAGTAATTCCTGCCTGTTTACGTATTTCTGCAAGTTCATTAGATTTTTGATCAATAGCATTTTTATCTAATGCTTTTTGTGTTAGTTCTACTTGATCTGATACTATTTGGTTAAATATAGGCGAGAAACTCTTAAGAGTATTAAGAGAGGCAAGTCTAATACTTAGTTCTTGAGCGGCAAACTGTAATAGTTTAGCTTGTTGAGCAGTATCTTCCTTTGAAGTACCTTGCTCAGCTTTAATATCCTCACTCTTTTTTCTAGCTCCCAATACTGCTTTTTGGCTTTCGCCAGCAGCTATACGTTGTAGTAGAGTAGTCAAGCGTCCAATAAGATCAATATTTTCAGGCTTTACAAGCTTATCGTCCTTATCTCTAGTGTCTTTTAGTAGCCCTGCTACTTTAGCTGCAAGTTCTGTAGCGTTAGCTCCTGATACTATGCTATCGAAAGAGGAATTAGCAGCTCTTTGTTTTTGAAGAGAAGCTAATTTAATAGGATCTTTTTCATCTTTAATTCTAGCCTCTAAGGTAGAATCTTCAATTGCTGTACGTAACTTCTCTTGACTTGTTAGCAAGTCCAATTGAGAGTTAACCAAACGAATTTGAATATCTATCTCTTGTTTAGCTAAAATAGCATTAGCTTCAGAAGTGCCACTTCCACTTAGTCCAGAAATAGCGCTTTTAGATATCCCTATAGCCGCAGTTTCTGCAGCTAATTTTAGAGAATCTTCTATCTTTTTAGCGCCTGCTTCGAACAATTGAAGACTAACATTACCTATTTTGCCTATAGCATCTGCTGCTACATTTTTCTGAGTATCTAAGGCCTTTTCTTGGAAACTTAATTCTTGTTTAGCCTTAAGAAGTCTATCTCTTTCTTGTTGCAGAACATCTTTAGGTTCTCGTGAATTAACTACTTGCTGTTCTACAGCTACTTTATCTTTAGCAGATTGAATACGCTTATTAATATCAGTCATGCTGCTTTGAAGAGCATCAAGCTCTTTTCTAGCTTCTACTAATTTTAGTACAGAGTCTTTAGGGAGTAAAGATAGTTTATCAAAATCTTTTGATAGTTCAACTATTGCTGTAAGAGCATTTTGTGGGTCCTGTAAAGCTTTGGAAAGCTTAACACCCGCAGTTTCTAAAGCGGCTCCAAATTTAAATAACGGATCATTATTGCTTAATGATTGTAGATATTTATCCTGAGAGTCTGTTGCTATTTTCATAGCCTCGTTATACTCTTTTAAATCAGAAGCAGTATTATTGATGGCACGATTGATAACTTCGAAACCCTTAACTAATGGCTCTAATTTTTTAGCAAACTCTTCTGGTTTAATATCATTTAAAGCTTCTTTAAAGCCTTCCACAGAATTTGATTTAGGAGCAATAGTATTTTGGATAAGTTCACTTAATTTACCGGATTGAGGTCCAGTACCTGCAACTTTTAACGCATCGTATAAGGTTTTAGCAATAGCTTCCGAAGTATTCTTTTGAATCCCTCCACCAAATAGAGAGAAAGTTTCTTCTTTAAGTCTATCCCACCAATTATTTTTAGTTAGTGTAGATAAATCTTTACCTAGTAGACCATTTTCACTAATTTTTTGCAAAGTGGCAGATACTTTTTGTAGCGCTCCATCTAACTCATTAAAAGTAGCCGCATAAGCAATAATTCCAGCGGAAGAAAATTGCTTTTCTGAATTTTTAGAATAGAAATCTAAAGTGCGCTGAGTACCATCTACGGAATCATTTAGAGATTTTAGAGCAGAATTAAACTCCACAATGGTTTTAGCGTTTTTACTAAACACGGAATCTAGTGCTTCAAAAACAGCTATACCGATACCCACCATCATAAACATACTGCCTAAGGAACTGGCTAAGCTACCTACATATCCTAAGGTAGATTGTATTCCTCCTTTTAGGGTAAGTATACCTCCTTGAAGCTTATTTAGGCTGCCGTCGTCTTTAATACCTTGTCTAAATCTAGCAAAAGCATCCACTCTACCCATTTCTTGACTATCATCAGATAATGCTTTTAATAGACGAGCTTTAGCGGCCGCAGTTTCGGCTATAGCCAGTTTGCGGGCTCTAATAGATTCTTCGGAATACCAGGCTGCTTGTTTATTAGCGTTAGCTTCTCCTGAGTCTAATAATTTAGGAGCTTGCCCTGCAGCATACCCTTGAGCATGTGTTTGTCTTGCTAGTTCTTCTAATAGTGCTTTTTCTTTTACTAATCTTTTCTCAATAAGTTCAAGGTCTAACTTCTTATTTAGACTTCCTTCTGCTGAAGCTTTATTTAGTTGAACTTGGGTAGCTAATAGTTCTTTAGTAACTGCATTTGTTTTAGCTGTTATAGAATCTACATCTTTTGATTTGAAATCATTTTCTGCCCCTGTACCAAAAGCTTTTTTGTAAAAGGCAGAATCTGTAGTAAACAGACTTTTATTTTGTGTAAGAATTTGTTGCACAGCAGCTTTGTGTGTATCTGCCTGCTTTTGCATAGCAAATCCAGGACCTAAATCTTTCTGCAATAGAAAATCAGAATAGCTTTCTTTTAGCTTAAGGGCTGTCTCTGCAGAACGAGCTGCAGTTTTACCTAATTGATCTTGCCATTGTCCAAGAGCGGGGATAGCCTTGCTAATAAGCAAGGCAGTCAATCCAGCTAATATTGAGAATAGAGCGGTAGGGCTTTCGCCTAGTAATTTAGCTAAAGGTCCAAATACAGTATTAATAGCAGCTCCGGCTGCGTATGCGGCATTAGTAACTCCCGCTAATAGTTTACTGTATGGATTAGCTTCGGAAGAAATATCTTTAAACTTAGACTCACCTTGCTTAAGCACAGCAATAACAAAGGCTTGGCTCTTTTCAAATTGAGTTAGAGAAGTTACACTCTTTCCTAGTATTTGTGCGTATTCGGAGGCCGCGCGTCCAACGTGTACAATAATACCCAATTCATCCAATAGTTCTGGTTGGCTTTTTGCTACACCACGAATTAAACGATCTAGGGAATCTGTCATATCTCTACCTAGAACTTGAGATGCAGATTTAGCAACAGCAGCTAGGCGGCTAAGTTGATCGGCGGAAACTCCAGCAGCATTTGCTTGAGCAGTAGCAGTAAGGGCGGCTTTCATAGAAATAGCCCCGTCTGTAATTTCATTAAGACGTTTCGCCATAGTACCAAAGTTTTTACCGCTTACAGCGCCTAATTGATCCATACCTTTGATCATTAGTTCAAAATCGGCAGCTTTAGAAAGAGCTGAGAATGCAGCACTTACAGCAAAGATGTTTGCCGCGAAGGTAGCATAGACGTGCACAAGCCCACCCAAGCCTTGAGCTTGTGCGGCAAAGTCACGTCCAGCAGCCCCAGTTTGACCAGCTATCCCTCTTGATAGGCTGGAATCACCGGCACTGCTATTAGATACTGAAGCAGCATTTTTATAAGCTGCTGTAGTTGAGGCAGCTCTTTGTGCCTCTTTTAAAGCGGAAGAAAGCTGTCCAGCTTTTTTAATCTCATTATCAGTAGTTCCGTTTGAGGTTACATTCAAACCAATATTGATTGTTTGATCTGCCATTAGCATACTCCAATTATTTTTCATATACGTTGGTATATTCATACTATTATACTACTGCAGCATCAAAAAGTCAAGAAGAAATTATTAAGTCCCACAAAAGCAAAAACCCGCTAATTACTTAGCGGGTTTTGCTTTTTTGCTATTAATCATCTCGCTACGCACCTTATCTATAATATTTACAATATGGTAAGTGGTTTTAAAATCCTCCACTCCCAGAATATTAAATATTTCTGATATACCAACGCGTTGCTTTCCTAGATATAAGCCATTCATAGTATCCCAATTGTCTTGCAACATATTGTATACATACATACCATCTTGTACATCAGTAGGTAAATCTTCAAACTCTACAGGAGTGTCTTCTTCTGCAGGTTCTTTATTTAGCATTTCACACATTTCATAATAACGCTCTCGCGTCATTCCTACTTGTGAGTACTGATAGAATAGCTTAATCTTATTTTCAACTTCGCCCCATTGGGCTACTGAAAATTTGCTAGATGTGTCACAGTTTCGCTAATGAAAGCATCGAAATCGCTGCTTGACTTCATTAGATACAGTGCATTTTCTGGAGAATAAGCAAGAGTGTCGTCTGCTTTGTATTTGCTGATGTCTACCGGCGCCAAAGTAGCTAGATGAGAGAAGGTTAGTCCTTCCCATCCCTTAATGCAGCCATCGACATATAACTTTAGGAACAAGTCATCGTTCAGTGTTTCTACTGGTTGACGATTCTTGAACTCTACTTTTGTTGCTTTCTTACGAATCTTTACTAGTTCCTCACGGGCTAGGAATGATAGATCCAGTTTGAATCCTTCTAAGCCAGGGTAATCAACAGTTGCTGATTTGCTAGGAACAAGAAGACTTTGAAGACTTACGGTTTCGTTTGACATTATTATATAACCTCATTGGTGGAAAAAGAGGGGCAGGCAAGCTTTTGTCCTGCCCCTTTGAAACATTTTAGGTTGCGAAGTAACGAACTGTTAGATCGTTTGCGGCTTGAATATCGTAACCGTCAGTTACTGCAGTACCTTCGTTTACAGTATTCATAGTACTTTGTGCATTGAAAGTGATAGCAGTAGAGATAACGTCTTGAACATCCACGCTTGGAATACCTAACATGGCACCCGGCATTTCAAACTCTACGCGAGTAGTATTTGAAGCTCCACCTACTTCGATCTGCATACGGAACTTAGTATCTGTGTTTGTAGCAGCAAACGCCAAGATATCAGTTAGTAGAGTTGAAGTTTCTAGAGTACCTGTCTTTAGGTAAGCATTCATAGTACCACTAATATTACGTGTTCCTGTGAAGTAACCAATTGGGTTGTTAACCACACCGATGTTATTAGGAGTTACGTAAGTAATACCGTTAGCAATCGAGATAGAACCACCAGTTAGAACCACTCCGTATGAGCTACCTCCAGACTCTGAAACACTACCTAGGTTTGCCTTCAGTGTTACTGTAGACAACTTATTAGTAATGAATGGAGCTGTTGTAACTTTACCTTGCGCAGTACCTTGTAGTGTACCAACAGTAAAGGTAACAGTAGCGTTATCTAGGCCTGCGTTGGCATCTGTTAGTGTAGATGCAGTTGGTACTTGAGCAAGTTTAGTACCCTTAGCAGTCCAAGCTACCATCGCAATAGCATCTAGTCCAAAGTCTACTTGAGCCTGATCCAGCGCACAGTTATCAATAACATAAGTAGTGTTATCTACCAAGAAGATGAAACCGATTGCCTGCATTTGGTTCTTGTTAGAGAATGCAGAGGTTAGGGCAGCGTAAGTTGGAGACGCAGTAGATGTTGGGATTTCAACCCATGCAGCCTTATCTACCAATACAGCAGTAACAGGAGTTACGGTAGTAGTAGTTCCCGCTGGAGGCACCATGTATTGAATTACATGAGATGTTGCGCTGAAAGATACCCAAGTGAACGGAGCATTGAATGCAGTAATACCGGCTTGTGTTGTAGTTACCTTCAAGAAGCCTGCATCACCAGCAACTGCAACCACACCGTTAATAGTAGGTGCAGCAAGTGCAGTACCGTTGATAGTAGCTAAACCGGTTGCTGCGGAAGCACGAGTAATAGAAGTAGGCGAACCTGCCAAGGTTGCTACAGTTTGAGTAGTACCAGACGATAGAGTTCCAGTAATACCAACTGTACCCATCAGCGCATTCCATAGAATACGTTCTTCAGCAGTTGCTAGACCAGAGTTCTTACGTGGGCGAATATATGTAGAGAATGTAATATCTACAGGGTTCAACGCTGTGTTAAACGAACGTTGTCCACGTGTTGGAGTCGCTCCAGCTTCCTTAATCTGAATAGCAGTTGTAGCAGTAGCTTGGCTAAACTTGAAGCCATCCATAACCTGGATTTCCCAAGTATTGGCGGTAGTCATACCTGTTGCTAGAATCTGACCAGCACCTACGCTATTACCACCAGCAGCAACAGCTTGCCCTGACGCAGTGCTAAGGTTGGTTGTAACGAACACACGTGAGTTACGTGATAAATTGTATGCCATATGTTTCCTTTATATGGTTATGTACTATCTTGTATTTTGACTAGATATTTATCTGTACTAAATACATTAAAGTACGGGGTATTGAACGATAATATTGATTTCCCCAACTCCATATGGTTCTAACAGACCTTCGTCTGTTACAATATTACTAATTCTAATTTCTGTGATTTGAGCACCGGGTGCGGTATCGTATACAAGAGAGCGATTCGCATCAATTACTTTTTCTGCGTCGCTTAATAGTAGTTCTAGCTTTGCTGATGCGTATTCACCTTTTACGTACAACTTAACAGATATACCTAGAAATCCCCATTTGAAACCCCCTGGGTGGTATTCACGTGATTCAGATCCTACCCCTAAAAAGATAGCGGGGAAATCTACGATTTCGTCCCAAAACTTAATATAGGGTTTAGATATTACTACATCTGAATTATATCCATTAGCTACCGAGATTTTACCAAATTCGGTAGCTAATGCTTTTGTTATACTTGTTCTTGCACTCATAGACTTACAGCCCTCATTCTATTGCCAACTATTTTGGCGGCTATCTCGCGGATACTCTTTGAGATTAGCAATTTAGGGTCTCTACTCTTTGGTAGACCTTGTAGCCCCTCTGGTTCGAATGTAGCGTAAGGATATTTCATATATCGATAAAATGCTGTAATCATACCTTCTCGTGATGCTGACATTCTTTCCACTTCTACAGTACTAGCAAATCTGCCAGATTGAAAGTTTAGAATATCCTCGCGCATACCTGTACCCATATTATCAGCAATTCGCTCACCAAGAGATTCATTAATAATCACTTGTAGAGCTGCTAGAGATATAGGCTGTTCAGCGATATTTTTAGTTCTTCTAGCTAAGGTTATTACTTCGCTAGTGGCTTTAACTTTAGTGGATAAATCTTTAGAGACCTTACCAGAAGTATTAGATCCCCCTCTAGGTCTGACAGTTTTTCCAAACTCTATAATGTCAGCAAAACCTATAGCTAGATCTTCAACTAAAGAATTAGACGATTTTGAAGATGCTAAACTAAGTGCTAATCCTGCTTCTAGTTCAGAGAATATTTTAGTCTCAATATGGGCAAATTCTTCATTTTTATATTGAGTGTGTAAAGTTACTACCAGGTATCCGGTGCCTAAAGTGGCTCTAGCTGCTTCTATATGAGGCTCTGCTACTTTTTTAAACACATAACTAAAGTCTGCTTGAATAGCGTATAGGTCTTTTAAGGCCTTTTTTGCTAATTCAGTAACTCTAGTATTTTTTGTAGTTACGCCAAAATCTAATATATTTTCTATTTTCTTTTCTAGGGGGGAACTTAAATTTTCATTTCCTTCAGTAGATATGTGTCCTATATCAAAAGCAGATCTAGTAATTGTCTTAGTACTAACTAACTCTCTACCAGCAGCAGTTTTTGTTCTAACTTCCTTTTTTCTAGTAATAGTTCCAAGATTTGTATTAATTAATCTAGGATCCTTAGATAAGTTATCAGTTAGCCAACCTCTAGCTGTACCACTCTTAATACCATTAGCAACCATGAAGAAATTATTAGGTCCACCATCTACAAGAAAATATGTCCATGCAGAGTTTCTCATAATTTGCTTAGCTTTAGGGTCTAGTAATGTTGTTACGGTTCTAGACTCGGGCATTTTTTCACGAGCTACTTTAACTAATACATCATGTACATAGTCATAGTGAGCTAGTGGATCTTCTTTATCAGTATTACCGGAATAAAGATTAACTCTTAAAGTATCATAAGATAAGTCAATAATAGTTATTTGTTTATCTAGGTCCTCACGATAATTATGATACAGTATATTAAATACTTTATCAGACTTTTCTTTTATAACGTCTTTAAGATATTTGATCTTTACAGCCATATTAATTCACCGCTGATACGTATAGATCGAATACTCTGGCAATATGTGAAGGTAGTTGGTTCTTGGTAATATATTCAATTTGAACAGTATTAGAACCAGGGGTACGTTGGGACTTAATAGCCATGTCATTACGTAAATAGTAAGTAACTAGATCGTAAAGGGCAATCTGTAAGTCTACAGGAATGGTCTCATATCCTGCGTTATAGGTAACACGGTACCCATTTAGTACTTTTGGCCAGGTACCTTGTACAGCCACAATACTTGCAGCTTTTGCATTAATAACGTAGTCTACAAATTCTGATAGAGCTGTATAAGTTTGGCCGTAGTCTGAAGAGTACTCTACTGAACTCACGGCTAGTAAAGGATACTCAGCCATTAGTAGTTCAGGATAACCGCCATCATACACTTCAATATTTGCATCATCTACGTAATCTGTGAACGTACGAGCACAGATTCTACGACATAAGGCACTAACAATTGGAACAAGTACATCAATTCGTGCATCTTGTTCAGTGCTAGTAATACCAATATATGTCTTATAGCCTTCTCTGGTAATTAGATCAGCACTCATTATATTCCTTTATTATGTTCTTTTATAAAGTCCGCGTACGAACTTTATAAAAGAACAGGGAGTAAACTCCCTGTTCAATTTTGTAACTAGCTGTAGTTTAGGTCCAACGAAGAACGGAAGCACCAACACCGTTAACAGTAGACATTTGGCAAAGACCAGTACGTAGCGAAGCTACTAGAACTTTACGTTGTGTTTCTACTAAATCTTGAGTGTCGAAGCGTAGACCACGTTGATTACCCGCAATGAAGTTGCCTGGTGCAACGCAGATCGCGCCGTAGTTAGTTGTAGTTGACGAAGTACCAGAAGTCTTAGCGTGCAGTGCATCAGATACTAGAACTGGTGTGTTACCGATCGAGCCGATTTGTCCAGTCAAGATTGTTGCTGCAGGTCCAACCTTATCCATTGTTTGGAATAGGGTATCTTCTAGCAAGTCGTAGTAAACTTCGGTGTTAACAACGAAAGCTAATTCCGAAGGTTCTAGGCCCCAAACACCAAGGTCCTTACGTAGTGAACGTAGGTGAGCTGTAGTAACAGTACCGGTGTTGGTTAGAGTAACTGCGGAAGTTGCGTCGTAAGTACATAGGCCTTGAACTGGGTCTGAACCAGAACCAGCACCTAGCAAGAATGCCTTATCGACAGCACGAGCTACACGGCGCACCATAGCATCACGGATAATAGGAAGAATGATCAGCAATGCATCTTCTTCTTCTTCGTATGCTACGTATTCAAGTGTTGCCACTTTGAACGCGCTTAGTGTGATATCTTTCAATTGGTGAGTTTGCGCAGCACCAGTAGAAGCGGTTGTACCGAACGCTGTGTTAGCCATCCAAGTAGCGAAACCAGATTCTGGGTTAACTGGAATCTTCATCACGTTGGTTTGCATTGCGATTTGACGTAGCAAAGGCGCAACTACCAAACGACGACGAATTTCGTTTTCCATATTGTACGAAATTTCCAATTCCCATGTAGCGCTAGGTACGTGAGCACCGGCTTTGGTAACGATATCTTTACCATACTTGGTTTGATCGATACCCTTGCCCATAATCTTCGAAAGCATATAAGCAGTTTCGCGTTCTTTATAAGAAACAGCTTCAGCAGCCTTCTTATCTTCGAAAGTCATTTTGCTTGCTTGGATAGCGCTAAGTTCTTCAGCCTTTTCCTTAATAGAAGCATGAAGGCCTTCTAGGGCATTCTTATGCTCGGTAGCTTGATCAGCTAGGCGCTTTTCAACGTCAGCTAGAAGCTTTTCTGCACCAGTAGTAGAAGCGCCTACAATAGTAGCTACTTTCTTCTCTAGAGCAGCTTCCTCTGCAGCTTTAGCTGCAGCGGCCTTTTCATCGGCTTCTTTCTGCGCAGCCTGCTTAGTAGCAATAGCTTCTGCAGTCTTTGTAGCTGCATCGGTAGCAGCTTTAGCTAGCAATAGTTCTAATTCTTTTGGATCCATATTCCATTCCTTTTGGGTTTTGTCAGGTACTCGCGCAGCTGGTACATCTTGCTCTTTAGCAGCTGATTCCGACTTTGCAAACTGACTTTTGAAACTACTATACTCTGCAGCACTATCAAAGGCTTTAGAGAGACTAAACGTGCTATCTTGATTACACGGGATTGATACTACTGAAATTTCTAGGAGTTCTAGTTCTTTAATAATAAACAAATCTGTTAGTGAATCGTATATAGCGTCTTTGATGATGAAACCAACACTGAAGGCGGTTAATACTCCGTCTTTAATTAAAGCGAAAGTTTCTTCTGCTGCTGCTGAAATACGGGCCTTAACCCATAATCCCTCGGCTTTAATCTTATAATCTTCCATACGACCAATTGGCTCTTCAGCGTCATGGTGCGCAAGAATAATAGGATTTTTAAGATAGTTTTTAATGCCCTGTTCCCATACCGACATTGGTATTACATCACTGTCTCTATCTACTTGGGTGGTATTTGCCATACCTTCAATATAAATTGAATCAATTTTACCATCTGCTGTTGGTAAGGGCATATCCTTGGTAAACTGTGTGTTAAGGTATAACACCTTTTGTTTATCCATGTTGCTCCTTATGGTTTTGGTTCTGCAGGTGGTTTAGGCTTAGGTGGGGCTCCACCTTGTCCAGGGTTAGCTGCTGAACCTGCTATATTTGCGGGTACTCTAATGTTATCGTTTTCTCCGCCCTTGGGTGGATATCTTATCTCTATTCTAGCTTCATCAGGAGTAAGAATACCTCCATTAACCATTTGAGCTAGATAAGATGCAATGTCTTTAATATCTGGTTGTAGGGCTGATACGCTCGCTGTAACTACTTCAACGTCATATCCGAAGAAGCGTTCTAGGGCGGAGGTAAGTTTGCGTGCGATAGGCATAATTGTTTCTAAATAAAACAATCTTAGGTTCGGTGAAATATTAGCATTGTTGCCGCCCTCTAACAAAATAGGCGGAACTCCAAGAGCTGTGTAAACTTTAATATTATGAGTATTAATAGAAGTATCGAAGTCCATTTCTTTGAAATTGGTATCTCCAATACTGTGCATCTTCATACCACTATCTAAAAGGATAGGCTTACGGCCCCCATTGGTAACACTGTAGTTTTGGCGCCAATTAGCAACTGTACGGTCTTTTGCAACTTGGGATAGAGTATTGTCGGTCTCAATAACAATACCGGCAACTGCCCCATTCTCAAAGAATGAATCTTGGAAGGATTGCATTTTATAGAGAGTATTAATACTTCTAACTGCAGATTCCAGTCTGCTAGATCCTCTGAATACGGAAGAACTGCTTAAATCTTTAATATGGATAATTTCACTAGGCTTGAAATCCTGTACTCCATTGTACTTATATCCAGCGACAAAAGTTTTAGGGTCGGGGACTACTATCATCTTTATAGCTGGTAAGTGGTATAAAAACGCACCGTCCCAATATAAAAAGATATTGCCTTCTAGAATAAAATCTGTAAAAATTTGAGTTCTAAATTCTTGGGCAGATTGATAAGGATTAGGTCTAAAGTTCAATAGGTTAAGTAAAGCTTTTTGCTTTACACCTGAAGCTATAGATTGGGAATTTGTTTTGTCTTTAACATCATAATCTAAACTGCAGCAAGCACTAACAATCATATTAGTACCGCGGTTTACAGATTCTAACTTTTCAAATCCCTGTGCATAAGTTATTACCGCATCTGTCGATATATAGCTTCCTGCTTCTTCTGCAATTCTTGCTTGTGCTGGATTATCCTTCTTTGTCCAGAACATTAAATCTTTCCATTCCATATTTTACCTTAGTAAAATTTGGCAAACAATCCGAAAGGAGTGGCCGACGCTGGTTTTACAGTCGTGGTACCTTGTTTAGCCTTTTGTATATCGATCCATCTACTCTGTTTATCCGATGTACTAAGAGCAGGCGCTTTGCCAAATATCTTATGTAAAGCTTGATGATGCTTATTACATAAAGTATACACCTTCTCGTATATCTCAGAATGATGAGCTGCAATGAATTCGTCTCTAATGGCTAAAACTTCTTCGTCTGTATCAATACTATTTCCAGTCTCTGCAGACCATTTATTAAGTAGCAATGTTAAACTTGTAGTATGGTGCAGTTCTAGTTCTTCCGTAGTAGAACAGATGTAGCAAGTACTCTGTTTCTCGTAGGCAGACTTAGCGCGATCACGTACATGCTTAATTGCAACCCTTTTATTAGTATTGACTGCCATTATTTATGGATCCATTTTTTGTTATATACCTACATTAATTTAATATATTATACTATTTAGGCAGGCATGAGTCAAGGATAAAATTTTTGAAGCACAAACGACAAAACCCGCCACTAGGGCGGGTTTTGGTGTAATGCATTTTATTAGTTATTGAATATTCGTTCAAATAAACTACGTCCTTTAAGGCGCTGTACTTCCGAAAAATACTTGTTAGCTAGATTATCTAACCTAGATACCTCTGCTTCTAAATCTGCAACACGTGTACCATACTTTAACGTATTGATCTCACGCTCTAACTTAGAGTTTTCTTCTTGTGCTTGTCTTAAAGCTAAGCACATTGTGGCGGTGCTACATTGTAAAGCGAATTGATTATCAACTAAAATATCTAATTCAGCTTGTGTCCCCGTAGAAGGAACTACTGAATTTAACATCTTAGGTCCTGCATTGGCAGCTATGTAAAAAGGCTCCATAAGATGAATATGGTCCTCATGACACTCTAACAATATCTCAAATTTAGGTTGTCCTACATCTCTATATGCTATTTGCATATTTTGAGATGCGGTACCTTTATTAAGCTTATCATAATGTTCGCCAATACGACGGGAGAAATTATTAGTCTTACCTATATAGTATCTACCGTCTGAAAAGGTTAATTTATAAATACCTGAGTTCATTATACAAACATTCCATGATTTCTTAGATACTGAGCATATTGTTCATCTGTTTGAATAGACATACATACTAACTCATACTCTTCATCTGCACGTCTGAATAATCCTCCCGTTTTACCTGGCTGTAGAGTGCGCTCAATTTTAGCACCTAATGCTAACAGCCAGTAAGGGTTATCAGGAATTTTAGTTTCATCTATGTTTAAGTACCCAATAACTTCGTCGGGATTAAAATCTTTTAAAATTGGAATCTGTTTCATATTATACCGTAAATGTGTAAATAGCATAACGCACAGCATCAGCAATATTGGATGCTAGGTTATGTTCTGGTTTTTCTCGTTTAGCTTCAGTATCTGTATCCCATTGATATTGGTCAAAGGAGTCTTGTACGTGATAGCATGTTCTTAATACTTTAACTCTACCGTTTTCAACTAAGTTCTGTACATAGTTGATACCTTCTAGTACGGCTTTATCTGCTTTGGTGGTAGCAATATCGTAGTCATATGCCAAGTCTGCCCCAAACTGAGCCGCGGCAGAATCAATGAAAATTGTCTCGATCTTATGGCGCGTAATCATATCCTGAAATTTTTCAGCATGCACGCTAGTCTTAGTATTACCTTCTAGATAATCTTCAACTATATAGTAGATCTTAGTTTCAACCTCATAGTAAATAACTACGAATGCAGTAGGATCTCGATAACCTACGTCAAGTCCTGCAATTACTTCGTACTTACCTTGTGGCAACTCATCAATGATGTGTTCTTCAGTAAGTGTGTAAATCTGTCCTTCGAACGTATTGAACGAGGCAAGATATTCTTGCTCGAATTCAGCCTTAGACATAGACTTTCTAGCTTCTTCTACGTCTCTAGCGCTCATGCGAGTGTTTTCGTGATAGTCAGCAGTTATACTAACCCATTCAGGAAACTCAGGATTATATCCTCTACTATGAAACTCTGAGAACCAATTCAATTTACCACGAGGTGTGG